CACCAAATTTCAGGATTTCTTTTCAGAGTAGGTAGAGAGACACCTTCTTCTTTTGTAGTTTATTGATCTACAAACTTCTTAATACTAATATGCAAAATGGGAAACGCAGGAGCGAAGGGATCAGGCGAGGGAGTTGGAAGCGCTATAGGAGGTGCACTGACGGGGGTGAGTCCAATGTTACCTTTTCCCCTCAACCTCGTAACTGGACTAGGTGGGACAGCAGCGAACCTAGTAGGAAAATTGGTAGGGGACGATCCCGTTGTAGCACAAGAAGCTTTCCAACAAATACTACAACAAAATCCACAACTAGCAAATCAAGTACAAGTTTTACCACCAGGACCTCAAGTTCCACCAGCACTTCATTCGCAAATCCAAACCACCCCTTCTTCAGTAGTAACAAGTGGAGAAACAACGCCACAATCAAACCAGAGTGGTGGAGTGGAGGGTTTGCTTGGGCACCTAAAAGAGGCGAACAAGTTACAGAGCTTCGGACCTTTCACTCATGCACCAACACAACTGAATCAACAGATAGATCAGTTAATTTCTCACCTAGGCCAGGGACATCTTACGAAACCAACTATGGCACAAGTCCCCACTACGAGCCAAATAGCCCCCAATACTTCCATAGCGAATAAGTTAGGTACCACACAATTGACAGCAGATGTGGCAGAACAACATTATGTTAAACCTATTGAATCAGCTTTGGTTAGTGGAGAAGCAGGAAAAGTTGGTAGCACAAATCCAGCTACTAATTTTGCTTTAGCATTACAACAAGGCTTGTTTCCACAAGCTCAAAATACAATGAAAACACTAGAAAATCAGAATCAAGAGACAAACATACCTAGACCTTTAATGCCAGGATCACAAAATCAGACTGAATTGACTAATCCTAAAGTGGGTACATCAACAATGTTGCCATTGGTTCCAGTTAATAATGCGAGACAGCTTAATCTACTTAATGGGATGAATACGGTAGGTGGAGAGAACAACATAGTTAACAGTAATTTGGGGACTTCTACAACTAGTGCAAGACCAACATCATTTGGAGGTATATTAAAAGACACAGCTCTTGATGTTGCCAACGTTGGTGCAAAAGAACTAGGGAAAACGGCAGGTAATTTTTTAAGAGATAGAGGACCAGATATGTTAAAACAAGGAATATCATTTTTAGGAAAAACTTTAGGTGGATTGTTTAGAGGCAAGTTAGTAGGTGATGCGCCCTTGCAACCTGGCACTTGGTCACCTGGAGATTTTAACTTACTACCAAACACTAATGAAATGTTCAAACCTGGAGCAATAGGAACTGATATTGTTAAGATGATTGGAGATGCTCCTATTGATGGAGTAATGTCTAACGATGAAGCTTCAGCAGCAGTAAAGGCTATGACAACATCAATAGCTATAACATTATTTGCTAAACTTGTTATTATTGAACAAACTCTAGAAACAGCATTACCTATTATATTCAGTAATAATATAAGACAAGCAGCAGCACAAACAGCTAGACAAATAACAGTTCAAAATGGTATGGTCAGACTTAGTCAATTGTTATTTAATACAGATTTGATTGGTAATTACTATTTTTATGATGGGATTCCTGTTTACAGAACTAATCATAAAGATTGGCATGTTGAGTCACCAATATATACACCGACTTATACAGGACTAGTTCCTATAAGTGATTCACCACCACTGTTAGGTAATGTAACATATGAAGCACTAAAACCTTTACTGAGTGGTGCACCAGCTAGTGAATATCCAAGCACATTGAGAATAAAGACAAGAAGAACAGACATTGATGCTTTGTTGACAATATCTAGTCAGGGAACATACGAACTTACAGCATCAGCTGGTTACTCTTTTGTTTGTCCTTTAGTGAAATTATTAGGATATCAATCGGCAATTGGTCAACTGCCTGGTGATGAAATGACACAATATATGTCTGGTGTCTATCCAGTTATTAATTTTTCTCAAAATCCACAACCAGGAGCCACTATCTTTCCTTGGAGAAGTGGAAGTTCAGATTTAGTTAATCACAATACTTGGAAATGGTTGAAGGTAGCTTGGGTAACATACACAGAATTTGCAGATGCTATAGTTGGAATGCGAGCTCCATGGTTGGATGTTTTTCAACCAATAAACTGGGGTATTACTTGTGCAGTGGTCTTTATATCCAGAAGTGAGATGCAAGATGGTGCTACTAACATAGTCAGGATGTTAAGTCATATAGCTTATCCTTTTGTAATATTTCCACGAGAAGTAAAATGGGTTCAAGCTCATAAGGATGAAGGATTTCGTGAACCTGTAATGAATACTACTGCATGTTGGCCACACATATTTAGTGCTCAAATAGAAGGGCCGGATCAAGCCATACTTTTTGTAGTGACTGACCTTAGTGATAGACAAGCAGGGTTTATAACATTGGGAATAGACAACATGGTTGAGGTATTGACAGATGTAATTACACCTAACACACCTTGGCAATTGGATGAAGAACAACATGAAACTAGACATCCAATTTTAATGCCAATTTTTTCTGTAATAAATGAGCCAGCTAGATTCCAAGCTGTGATAATGTCTGAAATCAGAAGATGGGAGAGTTATTATGGTAATAACAGTGATAGAAGCAGTGCTATGCGGTGGTGTGCTGAACAATCTGTAAGGTTTGGTCAACCAAAGAATTTTTGTTTTACTCCAACAGGTACACACAATATTTATACAGGATATACTTATAATGCAGATCCAAGTGTCTCGCCATATGGAGATTTGTCTAAAGTTTTTATCATGTCAGAAGATGGAAAGAAAAGATGGATGTTTGCAAATATGTTGAGCACAACACCACTGATGATAACACCAAATATCTTAGATGGATACTTCAGAACACCACATAATGAATATACAACATTTGCTACTACACATTTTCTTGGACAAGAAGATCCTGTTGTCAACTTTTTAATTGAGAGAGGGATGGTGAGCCCAGCAGAAGAGTATCCTACAGTGCGTTTTACTTTAGCACCTAAGAACTATTCAGCGATCACAGAATTAGCTCAGTTGATGGCCTTTATCATGGATAGTAGTGCTCAAGCAAGAAGTGTTACTGTTAAAGACTATTATTCTTACCCTAATCATAGATTAAATGATGATACCAATCAAAATGTTGTTACTAGAATGGCATTAGAAAAAGTGTTTTTTCCAGTAGGTCATGCTGTCTGTACTAACGGTATTCAAAAACCATCTTTTTCAGTTAATTATCAGAGTCTAGAATATAATCATACTTTTCCATTGTATTTTGATGCAGTTTGGTCTTTTTTGGGGGATGGATTAACAAGTGCAAAAAATTCAACAGTTGGGGTGTTTGGTAGAATACCTTGGGCATTAGCTGAAAGATGGCATCCAAGTTTTGGGATTAGAGATACAAATACTAATGTTTATGGATTAGATGTAAAAATAACTGAACATATGGGAGTAAATGGCTATGAGCCACATGAGTTAATATCAATGATGAGTTGTGATTATGATGTGCAATTCATTGCTTCATTATTTAGGGTTAGTAAATTTTTGTCTGGATTAATGGTTTCTTCACTCCAAGTAAACAATCCTTTGTGGTTATATGATAGTAGTACTAATTACTTTTATTACCTTGCAGGCGCAACTCTTCCATTAGACTCAGTGGTAGGAAGAATTATAGCATTGTCTGAAGCAGTAGGAGTAATCAACATACCCAATTTTAATCTGACACCTTTGCCTATTTGTGGTTTTGTTCCTACTTATAATATTTCAGGAGGCGGTCGCAAGTTTAGGTTTGCAGCTATACAGCCAGTTGATTCTTTTGTAAATCCATCAGGCAGTAATGATTATCAGCTATTCTACCCAGTCAAGACACAAGCTAGTTTAAGGACCACTATAGGTTATCACGAATTTGGACACCCATTATTTTCAGATTTTACTTCTAATAACCCTTTTGCTTACTAATTAAAATATGGCTGAAAACTTAAAAGATATAAAAGTGTTATACCCTGACTATGAGATGACAGAAAGTATGTGGTTAGATATAGTGAATATAAAATTAGATAAAAATGATTTTTTGAATGATTTAACTGAAGATAGTAATGTACCTGGTATTTCATATTTTTCAAGTTATCATGTAAATAGAATAAGACAAATGCCACCAATGTATTTTGAACAAGAATTTAAAAACTATCCTTTAACTTTAAAATTTTGTTTTTCTCTGTTGTTACAGTTACACCCAGTGTATCGTGATATTATCATTTCAGTATTGTATGCTGTAAATATTTTACCTAATTGTTTAACCGTGACTAAATATATAGAAGTTTGTAAAAAATTGACTTCTTGGGCAAAAAAATGTAATAGTTTAGCAAGTCGCTTAATTAATAATAAATTTAATTGTAATGTTGAAGATAAATTTTGGATGATTTTAGTTGATTGGGACATTTTTAGTGGTTATAACTTTAAATATAATGAAAGTAAAATAATTGATTCTATAAAAGAATGGGGTAGTGGTGATATATATAAAGGAAATAATGAAGTTAGTTCTGATAAATATTACAAATTAATGGAAAAATATGTTGATAAATTGTTAGAATTTGGTACTTTGGAAAAAAAGAATATTTTAAGTTTACGTGATTGGTTAAGTGATCCTACAAAGTGGGTAACTGCAGGTAGTAGTAATGGGGTTAGAGTGGATATTTTTTCCTATGATAAAAATAGAAATGTTAAAAGTGCTGCAACTAAGAGTGTATTTAGTGTTAAATATGATGTTGATGATTTATATAAAATATTAATGACTAATACTAAACCACAAGATTCTAGAGTTAATATTAAACTTGAGGCTGGACAAAAAAACAGGATTATAGTGAGTAGTGGTTGGGTAAATCAACTAAGAATGGCTTATATCTCTTCTTGGTTAGAAAAAAGTTTGAAGAATGTGCCGTGGACTACATTATTTAGTACTAACCAAGATGCTTGGACACGAAATGTTAGAAAATGTAGTCATATAAAATCTGGTAGTATAATGTTCCCACTAGATGCTAAAAATTTTGATCAAAATGTTAGTAAAGGTGAGATTGATGTATGTTTTAATAGTATAAGGAAAATTATTAATAAAAGTTTAGCAGGTGAGAAAAGATTTGATTGTTTAAAATTAATTGATATTATACAAAATCAATTTTGGAATACTTTTGTAGTGTATAAAAATATGAGAATGTTGTGGGAACATGGTATGCCTAGTGGTATAAGATGGACTGCTTTTTTAGATACTTTGATTAATGCTGCTAGAGTTTGTATAATAAATGATATTTTATCTAAAGGGTCAACTATTCCTATAAAAGAATATACAGCTCAGGGTGATGATGATGATTTAGAAGTTAGTAAATGGGATGACATTTTAAACATTTTTAATACTTATAATTCATTAGGTATAGTTTTAGCTCCTCAGAAAAATTTTGTTTCTACTAAAATGACTGAATTTTTAAGAAAAGTGTATTTTAGTGATTTGATTATGGGATATATAACTAGAAAAATGGTTAATGTATGTTTTGTTAATCCTGAGAAAAATCTTGTTAATTATAGAGATGTGGATTTACATACTATACGTGATATATGGTTAGAATTAATGCAAAGAGGAGGTGATTTTGAGTATTGTGAAAGTAAGTTAATTGAACATATAGCTTTGGTTTTATTTAATAAATTAGGAAAAATTGAAGGATATTCAAAATTAACTGATAGACATTTAGCCATTGCTAAGGATGTTTTGTCGACACCAGCAAGTTTAGGGGGATTAGGTTGTTTATGGTTCGGAACTCGAACGTGGAGAGTACTTCAAGAAAAGCGATCCGAGCGTCACTACCAATTAAGGGGTCCGCTCGGCGTCTGGACTAAAGTACTTTCAGCTACTAACTCTGTGACAGGTAATGTTAGAAGAGAAAATGAAGCAGTTATTAGAGATAAAATAGTACAGACATTAATACCTAAACATGAGCGTGTGCCTAGAATAATTGAATGTGAATTGTTGGAAATACCATTTTCAGGTCTTATACAGGTTCCTGAGATAACACCTTCACTACAGAGAACTTTACCTGTGTGGCGAATGCGTGACGATATTGGTCCAGTTGATGTTAATTGTGTCTTGAATGCTTGTAAAGAAAATAGAGATTGGGGGCTATTAAGATCTATAACTAGTGAAAGTGTGTTGGGAACATTTGATAATATGTTAAGTAGTAAACATAAAAGAGAATTATTAATAACATGGGTGATGGATGATTGGACTGTGAATGCACCTAGTCACAGAGTTTGGGGTAAAACTGCTTTGTCGGCAATGTTTGTGGGTTGGAAAAATTATTGTATAAATAGATGGTATGAAGTGAATAATAAAGGAAGAGATTATTATACAAAGCTATGTGTTAGTAGTGAGTATAATTTTTATAAATATGTAAATACACATGAACACCCTGTAGTTATGCGATTTTAAATAAATGTGATTTTCAGATATCTGGTGTGGTTCATCTGGTAGTAGAATTAACTACTGCTGTCTTAGGTGACAGGAGACGCCAACCATGAGGTGTCCCACTAAAGTCCGTACCTCCCACGAGGGGAGGGCGG